CTTCTCCACTTGGTGCTGTAATTTGATAAGTAGCCATTACTGTACCTTTTTAATTGACCAACCACCGCTTTGTTGTGGAGTCGCAGATGGAGTAGGTGTTGGCGGTTCATACTTAGGAATTTCAAATAGAGCATACGTAGTTCGTGCTAATGTAGATTTAGCAGAACTTACAGGCTCAACAACTGTTCCAGCCGGAGCACCAGCAAATGGTACTTACTGGCTAGACACAGCATCAACTGATTGGGGTGTATACCAAGCAGACGGTACATCATGGAGCAAAGTTACTCCAACTGTATTAACTGATACACCTAGCTCATCAGCAACATCAAACGTAAACAATGACACTGAAAAATCACCAAAAACATCTTACGGTGCTAATGGTGACTTTGTTGTGGTTGCTTCAGCAACACCGGCAAAACTTTGGGAAAAAGTTTCAGGTTTATGGTACCAAGTAGGTGCTGACACGTGGGTAGCGGCAAAAACAGGTACACCAGTTGTATTCATGCAACCAGGTACAGGTTCGGCTCCAAGTGCGTCAGTATCAGGTTCTATTTGGGTTAAAACAACAGCAGTAGGTGGTGGTGCTAATGTAGTAGTAAAATACTATTCAACATCAACATCTTCATGGTCAACAAAATCAGCACCTTTGTATGCTGATGATGACAATGCTGTCACAGCCTTAACACCTGCGGCAAGTTCATTATACGTGCAATTTGATGATGACAATGATGCGGCATGGGACAATGATAGAATTGATAATGCAACATACAAACAAACAGCAAACAACTCAACACCAGAAGTAGAGTACAACATCAAAATAAGAGGTTCTGCAACTACAACAACGGCTACTGGGACAAAGGACTTCAACAGTACAGATGCTGATTATACATTAGGTGGTTCTGCTACAGGTATTAAATTAAACATTTGTAATCAAGATGTTACGATATCAACAGCAGGCGCGGCTGGTACAAGAGTTACTCTTGCAGAAATCGTTGCAGGTATTAACAATGACGCAAACTTGGCGGCATTAACTGTTAAAGCATCAATTGAAGCAAGTTCAGGTACAAAAGAGTATTTGAAACTTGAAAGAACAAATGGTAAAAACATTTGGATTGAAGATACCTCAACAGTTGGAGCAATTGATGGTGTAACTACAGAAAATTTAGGCTTTACAAATAATATGGCTTCAGGTTTAAATGGGTGGTATATGGCTTCAATTTGGAGCGATTTATCATATGAAGGGTCAGCATCTGCACCAACTTCAAATCCGGTAGATGGCACACTATGGTATGACACTAACCTAACAGCAGATTTATACATTGCTGAAAACGATGGTGGTACTATGAAGTGGTTAGCATACGCAAACTCAAAAGATACATTCACAGCAGGTAATGTTAACACAGGTCCAAACGGTGAAGCAAGTGGTTTAAGAGACTTGCAAATGGTATCTTCAGAGCCAACTACACAGTCAGACGGTACAGCACTTGAAAACGGTGACATTTGGATTGATTCAAATGAATTAGAAGCATATCCAAAAATTTACAAATATAATACAACTTCATCAAGTTGGGTTTTAATTGATAACACTGATCAATCATCAGCTTCTGGCATTGTGTTTGGTGATGGTGTAGGTAACCCAGCTGGAACAACAACAGCAGATCAAGGTTGGGGATCAGCATACGCATCTTTTGATCAAGATGGCTTAGATCCGGCAAACTATGCAGAAGGTACATTGCTATTCAATACAAGATTATCTGGATACAATGTAAAAAGATATAAAACATCATATGTTGTTAATGGTACTGATATTGGTCCAATTTGGATTAATGCGGCTGGTAACAAACCAGATGGTTCACCATATATGGGCAGAAAAGCTCAAAGACAAGTTGTTGTAACAGCACTTCAGGCTGTGTTTACAGCAAATGATGAAATCAGAGCTGAATCAAGATTCTTTAACTTGATTGCATGTCCTGGTTACTCTGAAACTTATGATGAAATGATTGCACTTAACACTGCAAGAAAAGAAACTGCATTTATTATTGTTGACGCTCCATTTAGATTAAAAACTCCTTCAGAAGTATCTAGTTGGATGTCAAATAATGCAAATGCAACAACTAACGGTGAAGACGGTTTAGTATCAGCTCATACTTATTCAGCAGTATACTATCCATCAGCACTATCAACTGATTTAAGTGGTAACAACGTGGTTGTTCCTGCTTCACACGTAGCATTAAGAACTATTGCTTACAATGATCAAGCGGCATTCCAATGGTTTGCACCGGCAGGTTATCAAAGAGGCTTAGTATCAAATGCTTCATCAGTTGGTTATATTGATCCAGCAACAGGTGAATATAATTCAGTTGTATTAAGCGAAGGTTCAAGAGACACACTATACGCGGCTAAAGTTAACCCAATTGCTTACATGCCAAACAGAGGTTTAGTAGTATTTGGGCAAAAATCTTTACATTCAGTAGCATCAGCACTTGATAGAGTAAACGTAGGTAGATTAATTTGTTACTTAAGATATCAATTTGATCAACTTGCAAAACCATTCTTATTTGAATTAAATGACAGAATGACAAGAGATCAAGTAACTGATACATTTGAAAGATTTTTATCAGACTTATCATCAAAAAGAGCATTATACGATTTCTTAGTAGTTTGTGACGAATCAAACAACACACCAACACGTATTGATGCTAACCAGTTATGGATTGATGTAGCAATTCAGCCAGCAAAAGCGGCAGAATTTATTTACATTCCAATCAGAATAAAGAACACTGGTGAGAATATGAGCTATAGTTAATAGTTAAAATACACCAAAAAAGGCTACTGTAGAGATGCAGTAGCCTTTTTTTTACCCTTTAAGTTCAAACTTTTTCTTAAATTTTCCTATATTTGACTAAATACTAGTAATACAAATTAATTTGTAAGGAGAGATTACAATGGCTACATTAAACAAATTTGGCGTTCCAATAGACGGTGCTACAGGTAGAGGTGGTATTTTACAACCAAAACTTAAATATCGTTTTAGAGTACGTTTCACAGGTTTTGGTAACTTAGGTGCTAACCCAGTTGATTTAACTCAGCAGGTTATGAACATAACAAGACCAAAAGTAACACACGAAGAAGTTCCTGTACATGTTTATAACTCAGTAGCATACTTGATGGGTAAACACACGTGGGAACCGGTAACAATTACTCTACGTGATGACATCAATAACAGTATCTCAAGATTAACAGGTCAGCAAGTTCAGAAGCAGTTAAACCACTTTGAACAAACTGGTCCAATCAGTGGTGGTCAGTACAAATTCACTACAAAGATTGAAATCTTAGATGGTACTAACGATGCTGAATTAGAACAGTGGAACTTAGAAGGTTGTTTCTTACAGAATGTTGACTACTCAGATGGTGATTATGCGGTTTCAGAACCAGTACAAGTTATCATGACAATGAGATATGACAATGCAACACACTTTGGTCCAGGCGGCGGAGAGATATTCCCTAACTTCCCATTAACATTTGGTGGCACAACAGGTATCAACTAAAGTTAATATACGGAGGGAGTATTTATGAGTACAGTCGACCCAAGCAAAATTACTCCGGAGATCGCAAAGTTCATTGAAGCGAACACTGAACTTGCGGTCTCCACAGAAGCAGAACTTCAAGCCGCGGCAGGGGCTTTAGAAAATACTTTAAGATTACAAAACGAACAAGCAATCAACAGTTTGAACACAGATGACTATAATAGAGTAGCAATTGCTCAAGTCAATAACGAAAATAGTTTTCAAAGAGGATCATCAAATAAAAGTGATCCAATAATACAAGGTCCAACAAAAGCTCAAGATACATTTTCATTAAGGCAGTCACCAACAGCATTGATGACTGGTGTTCCAAGACAAAAATTTGAATACCTTGCAACATTTAGATTTGCAGGTGAAGATTTGTTTGAAACAATTTTTGCTAATAGCGAACAAATAGAATCATTAGATCAACAAATACTTACAAACCAACAAAGTATAGGTTCAGGACCTCCAGGAATGTTTAGTCAACGAGTAGCAGATTTAAAAAGAACTCGTTCAGGGGCAATGGATGCTCTTAAACGTTCTTTAGTTTTTAATATTAAACAAATTGATGGTCCAAAAGTTAATTTTCAATATGATACATTAAATCAATATAATAGAAAAAGAAATGTATATAGACGTATTGATTATGATCCAATTAGTGTGCGTTTTTATGATACAATGAATAATGCCGCACTTAAACTATTTAAGTACTTGTATGAATTAAATTTAAAAGACGGTAGAAATAGAAGTGATCAGTATGGAGGCAATAGACAACATAAAAAAGGATTGTATCAAACAAATCCTCTATCTTCTGAATCAGATTTTTTAACTCAACACAGTTTTGGTTTAGAGTCAAGTATTAGTAATACAACTTACCCAATTAAAAGTTTAGATTTGTTTATAGTGCATGGAAGAAAATATAATTTAATTAGATTTGTACATCCTAAAATAATATCAATGGACCATGATACATTAACTTATGAATCAAGTGCACCAATTGAAATTGGTATGCAGTTTGCATATGAAACAGTTATATATGAAACATTAAATTATGATATGGCCGATGCTAAAGATGTATCAATTAATTTTGATGAATATTTTCAAAATAGTTTAACAATGCCAGATACACCTATAACTGCAACAACACCAGCAGAAGGTAGTTCCGGAACATCTAATACACAAATTGACTGGACAAGATTAACAACTGCAATGCCAGACGAACAACGATCAGCAACAGTAGGTAGCGGATCAAATGTAATGAATTCACAAGCATTTGCACACAATGTAACATCAGCAGGTGCGGCATATGGCGGAAGTTTACAAAACATTAGTACAACACCTTTTAGTGATGCTATTGATAAAATTGCTAGTGAAGTTTACAGTACTACAAAATCAGCAGTATCAAGTTTTAGTGCTGGCGGAAAATCAGGCGGAAGTAGTACAGACTTTTTTGGAGGGTTAGGTGATAAGTTTAAAAGTGCAACAGCAGGAACTGGCAAATACAATGCAGATAGTAAAAATTATGTACCACCAAAAGGAGGAGTAGTAAAAGATTCTAGTGGTAAAATCATAAAAGATTCAAATGGCAATGCTATAAGACAAGGAACAAGATTCTCAACTAATTATTAGAGGTTAATATGGCAAATCAAAGTACAAAACAAATAGCAAGAGTAGGTGGTGAAAGTAAAATAGTTGCATTATTTGGAAATGTGTTTAATGCAATTCAAAATGCACAGCCAAAATTAAATGCACAAGATGTAACAACATTAATATTAAATCAATATGGAGGTGTACAAACACAAATTTCTCCAGCACATTACGATAGAATACTTGCTATTTTCACATCAGAAGGAACAGAATTACAACTTGCAAAAGCATACGCATTACTTTGCATTGATGCTGTAAAAACTTTAAACATTACAGTTGATGAATTGTTTACATCAACTTCGGATCCAGTTTCATTTTCTAATTTAGGCTTAACATTAATTAACCATTATAGACCAACTACTAGTCAAATTGGAACAGTTATAACAGTTTCACAAACACCAAACCACATCAAAAGAATGATTGCCTATTAATAGTGGTTAAATACTATTGATGGCATATTTTAAACAAGGACAATTTGAAATGAAAAACCCACGCAAGTATGTGGGTCAGCGAGTACCAATTTATAGATCAAGTTGGGAAGCGGCATTTATGCAATTTTGTGATACAAATCCAAATATTGTTGCATGGTCAAGTGAACCTGTTAAAATACCCTATCGCAATCCTTTCACAGGCAAGTACACAGTGTATGTTCCAGATTTTTTAATACAGTATCTAACCAAAAGTGGTAAGCCACGTGCTGAAATGATTGAAGTAAAGCCAAGAGCCCAAACACTACAAGAAGCGGCAAAAAATGCCAAAGACAGAGCCACTATTGCATTAAACAGAGCCAAATGGAAAGCGGCTGGAGAATGGTGCAAACGCAAAGGCATTATGTTTAGAATACTCAACGAAGATTCAATATATAAACTAAAGAGGTAAAACATGACAACAAAAACAGGAGGCCCAATTACATCAACGTCTGGTTATCCACCATGGACAAAATTTTGTTTAGTAAATGGAATAAAATTATTAGCACTGCCAACGTTAGGTGGTGCAACAGCAGTATCAGATGCATGGATTAAAAAAGTTGCAAAGACAGTGCAACTGATGTTTGGGTCGGGAGCATCAATC